AAGGTTTGGAGTCCCAAGTGGTATCCAACTCTATCTCAGGTTTTTTAACCTCTATTGGTTTGCGTTTCCGTTTACTGCCTGGATAGTAACTATCCAAGTCAGCAAAAGTAGAATTGATTAGATCATCAGTCATTCGATGCTTTAACCAAGAATGCGTAAGAAATTTTAGATGGGAACATAGTATCAACATCAGCTTCTGAAAGTTCTCCGGTATAAACGCAAGACATGATTGCATCTTCTTGCAAAACCGGAATCATCTTTACACACTTGTCATAAATGCCACGCTCTTTAAGAAGCGTTTCAGCTACATCCATGTCAAGGGATTTTGATACACGTCGTTGTTGTGTAAGGGTTACTTCACCTGTAATTTCATCCTCAACTTTAAGGATGACGTGGCCGCGATCATCTGTTTCACCAGCGGCTTCAACTGTTGCTTTAAGACGAGACTTTAATTCATCTTGTCGTTTTGTTAGAAGTTCAACTTCTTTTTTAAGTGCTAGATACTGACGTAAATTAGTTTTGATATCGAGTAGGCTCATCATTTTCCTTTGTTAAGCTTTAGAGCACTTGTGCTCTGTAGCGTCTTAAGGAAAACTTACACCCGCCCACTGACAGGTGTCAACTGTTACTTGGCGTTATTAGCCTTTATGCCTCGGTAACCAGTCTTTTTCTTATTCATGCTTCCAGGCTTCTTGTAACCAGCCCCGTTAGGTGTAGCAGACTGACGCTGAGCTAGAGCCTTAGCAATTTTGTCATGATGCTTAGACATTAGAATCCTTTGCGTACGCCTCTAAGGCCTCAATAATGACCGAGGTAACAGTTACCCCATCCTTGGCTGCTTTGTACTGTACGGCCTTCCAGAGGTCGTCAGGGACACGTATGGTGCGTGTCGGCGTCTTCGGTGCGTTAGGCATCCTATAAGTATACCTGCCCAACGATTATCGTTGGGTGTAAAGCTGCCCCACCTGGCCTCGATCCAGGGACACCCGCATTAACAGTGCGGTGCTCTACCAACTGAGCTATGGGGCACTATGGCTAAACAGTAGCCATGTATAGGAACTCTTTTAAGCTCCCAACGTTCATGGGTATTCCGCCCTGCTCATCAATACCCTCACCGTCAACTACAGCGCTTGCCAAAGCGTTTTTCTGTTGTAGCGCCTCGTATTGGCGCTCTTCAATAGACCCAGAGATGATCACGTCTTGGATAACAATTGACGGCCAAGTGGAGGAAGCTCTCATAATACGGCCGTTGCGTTGGACTGCACCTCCGGATGACCAAGGCAGGTCGTAGTTTACCAGTAGGTTAGCGGCTGGTAGATCTACGCCGTAACCGCCAGCATCTGAGCTAATAAGAACTCTGATAGATGGGTCTGTATTAAAGGCAATTTTGTTATCTTCTTTAGTCTTTGCGTCTAACTTACCTGAATATTTACGGCATTGCTCAGGCCCTAGACCATTTGCAATCATGTCTAACATATCTACGTAAGTTGCAAAGATAACAACTTTGTTAGCTGGGTCTAAATCTAAGAAGTCTTTAACGTACCCAATCAAGTACTCGAGCTTTGGTGAATCATTGATACCGTCTAACAATCCCGACTTTACTAACTCAGAGGCGTAAGCTGACCCGCCTTTAGTTCCAAAGGTAGGAGTCATTTGACTAAATCTAGATACAGTACCGTCTTCGTCTTCATCTTCCCACAAAACTGTTTTATCAACAGCATCATACTTTCTAGCACTGGTACGCAAAAGATCTGGGTGTGAGCAGAGCATCTTTAAGCAACCAATCTTAGACATAATACGGCCGCGTATCTCATCTTCGGGACCACCGCCTTTTTTCTCATAACCGTAATGAGCAATAAGGTTGAAAGAAGCGCCAAATAAATTCTGAGCTTCATCTAAGTCACGAATTAAATCTTCAACAATAGTGCTATAAAGCTTAGAACCTTTACGGTCTAAAATAATTCGTACAGGCTCTTTGTGAATTGAATCTGGAAGAAATGGAGCTACATCTGGATCTTTTTGAGCTTTACGTACGCAAGCTTCTTTTAGCTTCTCATGCAGTGTAGGCAAATTACGGTAACGCTGTACACCGCCCCAGTTATTGCGAACAATAAAAGCTGAATCAAAAATATCAAAGCGACCTAATACTCCAGCATCTACAAACTGCATAATGCTAAATAACTCTTCTGGTTTACCGTTCTCAATTGGAGTACCGGTCAAGGCGTACCGGTAAGGTGCGCTAATGAGTCTCTTTACAGCTTTTGATCGTTTAGATCTAAAAGACTTGATGGCTGTGGCTTCATCGAGGACAACAAATCCTCTTGGTAAATCCTTGATATACTCCCAGTCGTTAACAATCTGCTCGTAATTAAGAACGATGTAGTCAACCCCCGAAGTCCTCCACTCCATAGCTTCGGCGTACTGCTCTGCTCGTTTCTTTGGCGTTCCATCAATGACCAAAGCGCGTGAAGTTCCATCGGTAAATTTCTCAATCTGATTAGCCCATTGGTATTTCAATGAGGACAGACAAATTATAAGACCTGGCTCTTTAACTTTGTTCTCATCCATCAATCTTTCTATGGCTGCAATAGTAAGAACGGTTTTACCTAAGCCAAGATCGTAGGCTACTAAAACCTTGTGGCGTTCGACCATTCGGTCTACGGCTTCAGGTTGATAGGGAAGAAGGGTTCCTTTAAAGGTCAACGCTAATCTTTTTCTTTAGGTCCTCAATCGTTCCATCATTAAGGATAGTTTCGTCAAACACCCAAGCGTCTAAAGCTGTTTCGGAGATGTGGTCATTAACCGCATCTACTCCCGGACGTTCAATGCGCCAGATCTGCCCACCTTGTGAAGAAAGGGCTGCTGCCTCATTAGGAAACCTAACATCTGTAATAACGTAACGGCCAGCCTGTGGGTCTTTAATTTGTGACAAAGTAAGAGCAACCCATAGGTACTCGTCAATCATGTCACGACCGGCTGCTCCTGTGTCCTGTAGCAAACGTCGAACTTGTGGTTCTTGTTTAGCTTCATCCCAACCTTTAAGATTTACAAGGTCTTGCAAATACCCTGTCGGGCTACAAGCAACCATAGGATTTATCCTGTAAACAAAATCTCTAATAGCGTCTGCAAAAGCAAGTTGAATAAAACCGTGGTTGTCTACCAAAATATCTGCAACGGTGTTCTTGCCTGATTGGGCATAGCCCGAAAGTCCAATGATCATACTTTCCCTCTCACGATGTGTTTTGCTGTTTGCAGGCCAGACTCTATCTCAACCTTGCTCATAGCGCCAACATCTTTCATGTCCGTATGCTCGTAGTTAAAAAACCAAGCCTCTTTGCCCATCTCTTTGCATAGGTCAAGAAGGGTTAGGGAGGCAGCTTTACCGGCTTGGTCATTATCTAAAGCAATAACTAAACGATCTGCACCCCGCAATAAATTAAACTGCGCCATAGAAACTAAAGCCCCGTAGGTAGCAACCCCGCCCATAATTCCTATTGAAGCAAGGCGCACTACATCAAGCGGTGATTCAACAACAACCATTTGACCACCAACATATTGTTTGTAACCAAATAAAGCTGTGCTCTTTTTTACCTTAGCCGGTTGGTTATTAAAATGCCTGCGGTCGTAACCTTTCTCCTGCCACCCCAAAAGCTTCTCGGTAAGCGGATCTCTAATAGGCATAATCCAATTCTTTTTTCTAGCATCCCACATAAGCTCATACGCCCTAGCAGCGTTTAATGTTAAACCGCGAACAGCTAGAGCTTCTTCTGGTGGATCAACAAATGCGTGAAGCATAGACTCAGTTACAACTAGCGTTTCTTCAAGAACCGGCTTCTTCTCTTCAAGTATTCTTGTAAACCGAGACATCAAACTACCGGTTGAACCAAGCCACTCACGAGCTTTGTCAAACTCAATCTGTTCTACATAACTAATTAAAGTGTAAAGTCCACCCTTAAACCCACAAGAAAAACAAATGTGCTGTCCGGTATCTGAGTTAATCCACCATGATGGGTTCCGGTCTTCTTTGCCGGTGCGCTCTGCGTGTGCAGGGCAGT